GTTGTGCTTTTCTCTCCCCCCGCGCGTCGAAGGGGACCGCTGACCGGCGATTTCAGCCGAAGGCCGGCGAATGCTCGCGGCTAGCACGGCTCGGCGCCGGAAGCCGCTGACTGGCCCCCCCAAGCCGCGCATCGCTCCTCCGCTGCCGGCCAGGTCGATGCTACCTCGGCTCGAGGAGGCAGCGGCCGATCTTGGCCTGACGCTCATGGAGTGGCAGCGCATCGCTGGGCGCTACATGACCGCTCTCGGCCCGCGCGACAACTGGCTCTACCGACGAACGGCGGCCATCGTCTCGCGCCAGAACGGCAAGACCGAGATCATCAAGCCGCGGGTGCTGCTCGGCTTCAAGCTCGGGCGGAAGATGCTGCACACCGCACAGGACCGGAGTCGCCCGCGGAAGTCGACCTTCGAGCCCCTCGTCGACTTCTTCGAGAACCCTCAGAACCGTGCGACCTACGGGGTCCGCAAGATCCGCGAGGCGAATGGTCAGGAGGAGATCATCTGCGACGGAGGCGGGAGTTATACGATCGCTGCGCCTCGGTCGGGCGGAGCACGCGGCGGTACGTTCGATGACATCTTCATCGACGAGGCTCGCGAGTTCACTGACTACGGAATCGACGCCATCATCCGGCCGACGATCCTCGCCCGCCCTAACGCTCAGATCATGTATTTCTCGAACGCGGGCCACTCGGATTCCGTGATCCTCAATGACCTCCGCGCTCGGCGCGATGAAGATCGCAGCCTCGCCTATCTCGAATGGTCGGCACCGCCAGAGCTTGACCGAACGGATCCCGTCGCCTGGACCTACGCCAATCCGGCGCTTGGCATCACGATCGAGCTCGACACACTCGCCGAGTTCTCGGCCACGATGCAGCCCGAAATCTTCGATACGGAGCACCTCTGTCGGTGGGTCGTGTCGATGCGCGAGCTCCTCGTCCGCCCCGAGGAGTGGGGAGCCCAGGAGTTCGGGTCAGTTGGCCGACCGACCCGACCCGTGATGGGCATCAAGATGGATATCGCCGGAACACGAGCCTCCGCAGTCGTGGCTTGGCCGCTCGGGGACAAGCGCATCGCCCTCGAGCTAGCCGCCGACGTCTTCGGTGACCCGATCGACGTCAACCGCCTCGGCCCCGACCTCGTCCGCAAGGCCCGCGAGTACGGCGTATCCACCGTCTACTACGACCCGTTCACCGACGGTGATCTCGCCCGTCAGTTCCGACGGGCCGAGAAGGTCACCGGACGAGACTACGCGGATGCCTCGGCTGGCTTCGCTCGCCGAGTCTCGGGCCGCCAGTTCGTCATCCATGACGAGCAGAACATCATCGCCGCGGATCTCGAGCGGACCGTTCGACACCCGAGTACCCACGGCACCTACATCGCGACGAAGGCGACCGTCGACGAACCGAACACCGCGGCCGAGGCGGCTATCCGCGCCGTCTGGCAAGGATCAGAGCCAACCAGCATCGAGCCGGCGAGGATCTACTGATGGGCCTCCGCGACACCGTCCGCAATCTCGTGTGGGGGCCTCCGGTCATGCGGGTCTGGAGCCCCGAGTTCGTGGCGAAGCAGCTCACCGCCACGCCGGGCTCGCTCGTCGGGACCTTGGAGCGCCTGACCGGCCCGACGTCGGCGACGGGCGTCTGGCGGCGGGTCAGCATCACCGAGGCGCTCGGTGTCCCGGCCATCCATCGCGCGGTGACGCTCATCGCCTCGACGACAGGGATGCTGTCGGTCCAGGCCTACCGCGATGGCGTCCTCATGAAGGAACCGCCCCAGCTCGTCTCCCGCCCCGACCCGTATGAGACACCCGGCGCCTTCTACGGCGGGACGGCGGCCGACCGGGCGAAGTACGGCGAGTTCTGCTGGTGGATCGCCAGCCGTGACGGCGACGGGAACGCCTCGGCCCTCGTCCGGGTTCCGCTGCTCGAGCTTCGTGTCGAGGAGAACCCCCGCAACCGCCTCCTGCCGGTCTATCGCTGGGGCGACAAGGTCGGGACCCGCTACTCGGGTGCCAACCGCGAGGGTAGGTTCGTCCACGACAAGTACCCGCTGGCCGAGCCGTTCGCCCTCCGAGGCGAGGGGCCGTTGCAGATCTGCGGCGTTGCGAACTCCGTGGCGGTCGAGAGCCAGAACTGGGCCGGCAACTTCTACGGGGAAGGTGGACATCCCGCGACGGTCATCAAGAAGGCGGGCCTCCTCAGCCCGACGAAGCTCGACCCCTCGGACTGGCGGCCGATGGACCCGACGGCCGCCGACTACGAAACGACCGGCCGGAGCGAGGCCGACCTCCTCCGGGATCAGGTCATCGGCCGGCCGAACAACACGGCGATGGTCATCGACGACCAGATCGAGTCGATCGAGTTCAAGCAGCCCGACCAGGGCGGCGCGCAGATGCTCGACGCCCGGCAGTTCAACAACGGCGACGCGGCGCGCGAGTTCGGCATCCCCGGCCCGCTCCTGGAGTTTCAGCAGTCGGGCGGATCCCTGACCTATCAGAACCGGACCGAGCTCAAGGGGCAGCTTCTCGAGATGTGCCTCATGCCGCTCTACCTCGAGCCGATCGAGCAGGCGATGTCCGATCTCCTGACCCGCTCGACCGTCGCCCGGTTCAACGTCAGGGGCTTCCTCCGGGCCGACATCAAGACCCGCTACGAGGTCCACGGCATCGCCATCACGAACGGCATCTACGATCCGGCCTACGCCCAGCGCGAGGAAGGCATCCTGCCCGGTGACGTGGAGTACGCTCCGGTCCCGTTCGCCGCCCCGGCGGCCATCCCCTCGCCAATCCCGAAGTTCGCCTCGATGCGCGAGCCCCGCTGCCCGTCGTGCAACAAGCTCGTCGCCAAGACCCTCGGACCCGGCTCAGAACTGGAGTGCCCGCGCTGCAAGAGCGCCATCGTGGCGTGAAGCACTACGTCCTGACACGCTCGGCCTACGGTCCGGCCTGGGACCGCGAGGCCAACGCGAGGCGTCTGGAGATCACCCGCGCCGTCACCGCCCGGCTCATGGCCCAGCAGACGACGAAGGCGTGGACGTGGGTCGTCCTCCTCGATGAACGGGACCCGCTGAAAGCAGAACGACTGGCCCTCTATCAAGCCTCGGCGCCCGCGGTCATCCCGATCTGGCGCAACGGCGAGGTCGAAGCACCCACCGCGACGATCGCACGCCAGCGATCCGCCGCCGCTGACTACAAAGCACCGTGGCGGTCGATGTTCCCGGCCGACGATCAGGTTCTCATGACCCGGATCGACGACGACGACGGGTTCGCAATCGACGCTCTCGCCCGCTACCAACAGGCCGCCCGGAAGTGCCGCGGGCGGACGGCGCTCATGATGCCGATGGGGATGCGTGTCTGGGCGGGCCGGTACAGCATGGTTCGCCACGAGCGGAACGCGATGCACACCCTCGTCACACCGCCGGGCGATGAGATGTGCATCTACGACTACAGCCACGTCAAGGTCCGCCAGTCCGTCCGCGTGCAGCGCGTCGACGCCCGGCTCGGCTGGTTGTGGGTCCGCCACCAGGACACGATCTCGGGTTGGAAACAGGCAAACCGCCCGATCACGGCGGGCGTCCGTAGTCTCTTCCCGGTCGACTGGGCGGCGCTCAGCGCGGCGTGGCGGTGAGCGTCTGGTTCGTCATCCCGGCGTGGCGTCGGCCCGCTCTCTCGGCGGTCTGTTTCGAGCAGCTCGCGAGCGTTATCGGAACGCTGCGGGCGGCGGGAGTGGAGAGCGAAGCGGTCGTCATCGCCGATGACGAGAACCTCGACGTCGCCCGATCAATGGACTTCCAGACCCTCGAGCGCGACAACTCGGGGCTGGGTCGGAAGTTCAACGACGGGCAGGAATATGCCGGCAGGCAGGGTGCCGAATGGATCGTGCCCATCGGCTCAGATTCCTTCGTCGACCCGGCGTACTTTCTGCCGCTGCCCAAGGTCGAGGTGACGCGGACCTCGGGCATGTACGCGATGGTCACGGCTAGGCGGATGGCCGAGCTCAAGGTCGGCTGGATCGGCGCAGGACCGCGGATGTACCACCGCTCCGTCCTCGAGCCGACGGGGTTCCGGCCGGCCCCCGATCACATCATGCGGACGATCGATAGCCACAGCGTCCGGGGTATCACCCGCTCGCTCGGCCATGCGATCGACTGGGAGTGGCGCGACCTCCACCCGCTCCAGTACATCGGCTTCCGATACCCGCCCTACATCACCGGCTACGGCTCACTCGTGCGGACGTGGGGCGTCAGAGAGCGGGCCAATCCCTGGGATCGCCTCGCCGCCGTCTATCCGCCCGACCTCGTCAAGCGAGTTCGGACCCTCATGGAGGCCTTGTGAGAGCCGATTACAAGGCCAACTACGATCGCATTGCGAAGGATCACGTCGCCCACTGGCGCAAGACCGGCGAGAACCCGTTTCAGCGCCACGAGCACGTCGAGGCTCTTGTCGCTTCGACGCTCGCCCTCGTCTACAAATACTCCAAGCCCGGGGAGGCGGTCCTCGACGCGGGTTGCGGGATCGGAGAACTCCTGACGCGCATGCAGGACCGCGAGCGCCACGGCTGCGACTTCGCCCGCGACTATCTGACAGTCCTCGGGGAACGGGGGATCAATGCCGTCTACGCGGAGCTCGAGGCCCTCCCCTACCCCGATGGGCGGTTCGCGCTCGTCACCGCGACGGACATCCTCGAGCACGTCCTCGACCTCAACGCCGTGGTCGCGGAACTGCTGCGGGTCGTCCGGCCGGGTGGCCATCTCATCGTGCGCAGTCCCGAGGCCGAAGACCTGACCCGGTATCTCGATCCGAAGTACCCCTATGAGTTCGTCCACCTCCGCCGCTTCGATGAGCCCTCGTTCCGGCTGCTGTTCACGCGGGTCTTCTCGTGCCAGGTCGTCGAGACCGTGCCCATCCGGGGCGAGCGCAACGTCGTGGTCCGCAAGTGAGGATCAGCGCCGCGCTCATCTGGTACGACGAGAGCCCCGAAGACCTCGCGGCCTGCGTCCGGGGCGTGGCCGAGATCGCCGACGCGATCGTCGCTGTGGATGGGGCGTACCGGAGATACCCCGACGCGGAGGTATCGAGTCCGCCCGAACAGGCCGAGGCCATCCGCGAGACAGCCAACACGGTAGGGATCGAGGCCGACGTCGTCATCCCGAGCCGGTTGTGGGCGGGGCAGATCGAGAAGCGGACGTTCACCCTGACCCGCGCGAGCGGAGCCGACTGGATCGCGGTCGTCGATACCGATTGGATCGTCCACGCCGACCGGGACGCAACCCGAACCGAGCTCGCCCGCACGACCGCCGATGTCGTCGCCGTGCCGTTCTACACCCCGCCCGCGGGTGAGATGTTCGCGACCGGCTGGCATCGCAAGGAAGCCGGCCGGCGGACGTGGCAGCCGCACTTCTTCCGGCCCCTGCCGGGCATCCGGGTCGAGGGCAAGCACTACCAGGTCAGCGCCCGCAAGGATGGTCAGTGGGTCTGGATGCGCCATGCGCCTACGAAGGCTAGGGTCGTGCTGCCGATGGCCCGGCTTGCCTCGGAATACGTCATCGAGCACCGCAGCCTCTTCCGGGATGAACGCCACATCCTTGCGGGGAGGGCGTTCTGTAACGACAGGATTCTGGTCCTCGCGCGGACGGGTCAGGAAGACCACGTGCCGGGGCTCCCCGAGCCGGTCTTCGACTACGTCACGGTGCCCTACGAATGACCGGCCCGACGAGGCTTCGGTCGCCTACGGATTCGATCGCAGATGCGGCAACGTTCGATGTCTGGATCGATCGGAGTTCCTGTTTCTACGCGGATCGAGTACCAGTCGTGTCGATGACGCTTCATGTTGCCAAAGTCTACTCGGTCGCCATTGCCATAAGGCAGGATAAATGACGACCCTGATCGCCATTCCGTACTGGAACGTCCCCGGAGAACTCATCGACAAGGCCGCCCGCCACGCCCTCGCCCAGACGGCCGAGACGGTCGTCCTCGTGGTGGGCGATGGGCAGAAGCCGCCCGTGTCGTTCACACACGACCGGCTCGTGGTTCGCCGGTTCCCCGAGCACCGCGGGGCCCCGTTCGTCCAGCAGGCGATGATCCTCGGCAGCCCGTTCCCGTGGTACGCGCCTCACGGAGCAGACGACTGGATCGAGCCGAACCACGTCGCCTCGCTGCTGGCGCTCCGGTTTCCGGTGGCGGGCTCGGGCTCGATCTTCTATCACGAGGGCTCCCGTGTCCGGGTCCTCCGTTCATCCCGGACGTATGTCGAGTTCGGCGTGTTGGATACCGCGCTCCTCCGCTCGATCGGTGGATACAACGCCGCCGAGCCGTGCGGACAGGACAGCGTCCTCATCAGCGTCCTCCTGGGCAGCGCGGGGAAGCGTCTCACCCGGAACCCGACGTACCACAAGCTTCACCGGGCCGACAGCCTGACGCATCATCCCGACACGCGTGGAGGCTCACTCCTGCGAACCGGCGTCCGGGTCCGCAACCGCGTCATCCTCGCCGAGTGCCAGCGCATCGGATGGTCCAAGCGGCCGGCGATCAAGGCCTACCGCGACAGCCTCGTGCCTGCGAGCCTCCGGGCCGAGCTGGACGATCGCGCGGCGGATGTCGCACGGTGGTTGACATGATCGGGTAGGATGGCCTCAATCGAATAGCAACCGGACCGTGCGCCAGTCGCCAGAGCCGGAACGTGGCCTTCCGCAAGTGCCCTCCAAGCGGGCCTGTGGAGGGCTTTTCTCTTGCCAGCCGACGACACGATCCCCGAAGCCTCCGCCGATGGCGTAGAGGCGCTCGGCGAGCCCATCACCCTCAACCTCGCGAACGAGACGATCCAGACGCTCTCGGCCTCGCAGCGCCGGATCGGCCTGCGGATCGTCCCCTACAACGAGATCGCGGTCCACCCGAAGTACGGCCCGCTCATGTTCGAGCGCGGTGCGTTCGGCGAGATCGACCCGCATCTCGTCCGCCTCCGCATGGATCACGAGGACCCGCCCACGGGCCTCGGGGAGTCGTTCCAGGACCTCCCCGACGCGCCGTACATGGAGTTCCTCGTCTCCAAGACCGAGCGCGGCAATGACCAACTCACCCTCGCCGTCGACGGCGTCTCGCGTGGCGCGTCGGTCGGCTACAGCGAGATCACGGGACGGCCCAAGGTCCGGCAGATCAAGGGCCAGAACGTGACGGTCTACCCCCCGAACTCCGTGGTCCTCCACGAAGTTTCCACCACATGGCAGCCGACCTTTTCCGAGGCCGGCGTGATGTACGTCCTGTCAAAGGACGAGAAAGGAACAGCCCCAATGGCTGAGGCACAGGAGGCCCCGGTCAGCGGGGTCACGGACACGGCGCCGATCGTCGCCGCAATCCAGCAGGGCTTTGCCGAGGGCAAGTCCTTCACCCAGCTGGAGGACAAGCTCGACAAGATGCTCGGCGTCTTCGATCAGATGAAGGAGCTCCAGCGGGCGCAGTTCAACATTCCCAAGGGCGACGTTCGCAAGCCCAAGCTCCACGACTGGGTCGAGTACACGCTCAAGCGGATGCGCGGCGAGCCCATGACCGCCTCGCAGATCAAGGAGCTCGCGCTCGATGACGTCGTGACGACCGAGCAGCCCGGCCTCGTGCCGAACCTGCTCGTGCCCGACTACGACGACCTCATCAGCCAGGCCCGCCCGTTCCTCTCCTCGACCCGCGAGATCGTCCCGCCCGAGACGGGCACCTCGATGCTCCTGCCGATCATCACGACCCGCGCCATCGCGGGCACCCAGGCCGGCTCCGCCGAGAAGGGCGCCCTCACGACCACCGCCACGAAGGTCGGGACCGGCACGTTCGCCTACGTCGCCGTCTTCGGCGGGGCGGACATCTCCATCCAGATGATCCAGCGGGCAGGGCGGTCGTTCTTCGACCTCCTGACCGGCGACATGGGCGAGGCCTACGCCCTCGACTGCGAGGCCAAGGCGATCGCCGCGCTCCTCACCGGCTACACGGACAGCGGCACCAACGCCCACGTCCCGACCGCCGGTGGCGTGCTCGATCCCGAGGATCCGCAGTTCGGCGCAGCGTGGGTCAACTCGATCCTCGCGTCCAAGCGGGCGCCGACCCACATCTGGATGTCCGCGACCGCGGTCGGAGCATTCATCGACGCCAAGGCCCCGGTCACGAACGCGCCGCTCTACTCGAACCTCGCCGCATCGTTCACGGCTGGCGAGGGTCCCGGCGGCAAGCTCTCGGGCCTCACCCCGGTCTACGTCCCGGCCCTCGACACCGCTTCGGTCGACGTCATCGTCGGACCGGCGCGCGGCTTCGTGTGGGCCGAGGACCCGGCCATCAACCTCCAGGCCGACGTCCCGTCGGTCGCCGGTCGGGACATCGCCCTCGTGGGCGGCATCTTCCCGGCGCCGCGCTACGCCGACGCCTTCACGGTCTACACGGTCGCCAGCTAGGTGATCGACGTTCTGGCAAGCGCGCCGCACTACGCCGACCACTTGGCGGCCGTGTTCGGCGCGCTGCCGGAGGACGCTCGGGGCTCGTTCATGACCTCGAGCGTCCCGACGGCCCAGCGCATCCGTGCGCTCGGCTACGAGTCCAGCGAGTTGCGGGGATCGGACAACCCGATCCTCGCAGCCGCCTACGGCGACATGGTCAGGGCCAAGGTCCTCAGCCCCCGCATCGCCCTCATGGAGCACGGCGCCGGCCAGTCCTACGGCGGGCGGGGAATCAACCACGGCAGCTATGCCGGCGGGGTCAAGCGAGATGCGGTGGGCCTGTTCCTACATCCGGGTCCACACCCGGCGGCGCGGGACCGACGTTCCTATCCACGCGCACGAGTCGAGGTCATCGGCTCACCGCATCTCGACACCCTGCCCCGGCGCGAGGGTCCTCCGGGACGTGTGGTAGCGATCACGTTCCACTTCAATGGGCCGTTGTGCCCCGAGACCCGGACGGCCTATCCGCACTTCTTCCCGGCCGTCGCCGCCCTCGCCTCGCGGTTCGAGCTCCTGGGGCACGGCCACCCGATGCTCTGGGGCATGGGCCGCGTCGGGCGACGGCTCGCCAATCGCTACCGCGACGCGGGCATCGAGGCGGTCCGGGACTTCGACGAGGTCTGCCGGCGGGCCGACGTCCTCGTCTTCGACAACACGAGCGTCGGGTTCGCGTTCGCCGCGACCGGCCGCCCAGTCGTCGTGATGAACTCGCCCCGGTATGACCGCCGAGTCAACCACGGCCTCCGCTTCTGGGAGGCATCGGGCGTCGGGGTCAACTGCGACGACCCCGCCAAGCTCGGCGACTGCATCGAGGAAGCCCTCGCCGACCCGCCCGAGCGCAAGGCCGCCCGCGAGGCGGCGCTCGATCTCGTCTACGCCTACCGGAGCGGAGCGGGACAGCGCGCCGCTGATGTCCTCATGGATTGGGCTGCGGCATGAGCTACCCCGGCACCTGGCCGACCGCCGACGACCTGAAGAAGATCGTCAACGTCGATCCGAACTCGACCGAGTTCGACGACATCATCGATAAGCAGATCGCCGCCGCCATCGCCCTCGTCAAGGATCAGATCGGCCAGTGGGACGAGGTCATCGACACCCCCGATGACCAGCTCTGGGGCGCCGCTCTCCGGGCCGGCTATCTCCTGTCCCTCAAGGAAAGCCCGACCGCGATCGTCCGCGATCAGGTCTTTATGACCTTCATGTCCGGCCATCATCGGAGGTTCGCGATCGCATGAGCGCCAAGGATGCCGTCAAGGCCCGCGAGGAAGCCAAGAAGCCCAAGCGGCCAGTCGTCGTCAACGTGACCGTCACGACCACCGTGGTTTCCAAGAGCAAGCCAAAGCGGGAACCGATCATCGACGACTTCGAGACCGACGTCCCCGAGCTGGTTCCCGAGGACCCCGTTGGCGACGAGTAGGCTCATCGGCGGCCCTGCCCTCCGCGCTCGCCTTGCCGCGCTCGCCAAGGTCCCTCCGGAGTTCGCCGGTGAGTGGGCCGCGGAAGCCAAGGATCGGATCGTCGCGACGAAGCCCCAGTCGAACCGCCCGGCCTCATCGAAGTTCTCGACGAAGGTGAGCGAGCGCCGGGCCGGCGTGTACGGCGCGTTCTGGTGGATCTTCGTCGACCGGGGCACGAAGGCCCATGACATCGTCGCGCGCAGGGCCAAAGCCCTCCGGTTTGAGGCGGGTGGACAGACCATCTTTGCCCGCAAGGTCCAACTGCGGCGGATGCGCCGCCGGCCGTTCATCACCAAGGCCGCCCAGGAGGCGCTTCACGGCGGGGCTGACTTCATCATCAAGACGTGGAACGGCCGCCGCCGCAAGCGGGGTCTATTCCAATGACCCGCCTCGCGCTCCAGACGGCTGTCCGAGCGGGTGCCGTGACGCTCGTCAACGACTACCGTGCGAGCGCTGGCCTCTCGCTCGGACAGGTCTACCGCGCCCGTCCTGCGCAGATCAAGACGCCCTCGGTCTTCGTGGACAGCGTCACCGAGAGTGCCGATTCGTTCACGACCCGCGAGTACCAGCGGGCCGTCCGGGTCGGCATCCGCGTGGTGTGGGGCGTGTACGACTCGGGCTCGTCCGTGGATCAGCGGGACGCCTTTGTCGACGGTTTCTATGCCTGGGTCGCGGATGCCCCACGAGCCTTCGACGGCAACGCCGACTGCGTCTGGATCGGGACCGACGACGACGAGGATTGGTCGCCCGGCTGGATCCCCACGGACGAGTCCAAGTACTTCTCAACCCTCGTGACGCTGGAGGGCCGAGCCGGGACATGACGTGACCGGGTCCGGGTCGGTACGGGCCAGATCAGGCAGCCATCGCAACCAGAGGAGCACCCAATGAGTCCAGTCCAGGGGTTCACGCGGTTCCGGCGCCACCAGTTCGCGCGCCAGACGGTTTTCGGCACCGCCATCGCCGCCAAGCGCGCCTATGCGTTCACGGGCGTTCCGTCCTACGGCGAGCCGTGGGTCGACGTCGAAGTGGATACCGGGTCCATCGATCCGGTCGTCGCGCCCTCGCGGGGGCCGAGCGACCTCACCGCCTCCCTCACCGATCCCGCCCTTCGGTACAACAACCTCCCGCTGATGCTGTCGGGCTTCTTCGGCGGCGGCGTGGTTGCCACGGGCGG